ATTGTGGTAAAGAATCTCAAGCTCACCACTTAAGAATCCTGGCTCTTGGCTCTGGTATGGGTAAGAAAGTACCAGACTATTTCACTTTACCAGTGTGCTATGAACATCATGCAGAATGTCACAGCGGAGTAATAGATAAGGAGACACAAATGAGGTGGTGCTTACAGACTATTGACAAAGCAATAAAGTGTGATATAATAGTACTAAACTTTTAAGGAACTAACAATGGGAATTATAGTTAAGAATAAAAAGTTTAAGATAGATAGTTTAGAATCTAAGAACGACTGTTCTAAGTATATAGATTCCTTAGACTTGACAAGCGGTAAGATAGAGGTTATAGTTAGACCATACAGTAACAAGAACCAAAGGTCGATAGACCAGAACAATAGGTACTGGCACATGATAAGGCAAGCATCTAACGAGTCTGGCTACACCGTAAACGAGCTACACACCATAATGATTATGGAAGTTTTAGGTATGCAGGAAGTCACGAGCCTTAGCGGAGAGACGCGCGAGGTTCCTATACAAACTTCAGGCTTAACAGTAGCACAATTTGGAGAGTATATGGATCAGGTCGAATCAGTTTTAATCAACGCTGGTATATACTATCCGTCGCCGGAGGCACAATATGTCTGATTATAAAATGGAATACGTTCCAACAGAGGATCAACAGCAACAACAGATGACCCTGGAAGAACAAGAGCAGTATGAACAGGAGTACGAACAGTGGTTAGACGAGCTAGAAAAGAAATCTAAACTTCAACGAGAGGAACAAGATGACGCAAACCATAAAAGAGTTTGAGCGACAACTTAAAAGACCCTTCCCTGTTTCTAAAATCAAATGGAGGAAGGGTGGTGGCAACAAAGAGTTAGCATACATAGATGCAAGAGATGTGATGGATAGATTGGATGCTATCTTTGGTATAGCTGGATGGCAAGTCGGCTATGATTTTATAGGTAACAGAATGATATGCAGTATAGCTGTTTATATAAACGGAGATTGGATTACTAAATCAGATGGAGCAGATGATACTCAAATAGAATCTGAGAAGGGAGGAATAAGCTCAGCATTAAAAAGGGCTGGTGTACTCTGGGGAATCGGGAGATATCTCTATCATCCAAGAGCATTTGATAAGGATAAAAACCCTGCATCCTGGGCCACACCAGAAGGGTTCGATGCTCTGATGGCAAGCAAAGCATCAGTAACTAAGCTACATACAACGGAGAAAATAGATGACACCAAAAAAGAAAGCAGTTAAAAAGAAAGTTAGAACACCAGAAGATATTAAACTTATAGCTCTTCTTAATAAAGTAGCCAGCATGTGTAGAGATTGTCATGAAGCTGGCTCCCCGCCAACGCATGAAGTTGTAGAAATGGAAAGTATGTTATGGCGATTTGCTAATGAAAGAGACTACGCTAGAGAACATTTCTACGCTGACTTTGAATAGGAGAAAGTGATGCATTGGTATGATAGAGAGGGAAATCCTCAACACTTTGTACCTAGTAAGAGTGGAAAGCTTAGAGCTTCTACTCTACGGGATGCTAGAAAACATGGGTGGATGCCGTCAGTTACTTCTGTACTAGATATAATGGCTAAGCCAGGTCTTGACCAGTGGAAAACTAACAAGGCTATTAGCGCCGCCATTACACTTAATAGAAATAACTCTGAAACCGATGAAGAGTATACAAAAAGAATTCTAATGCACTCCAAAAAAGAATCTGAAGAAGCTTCAGCAAGGGGTACTAGAATACACAACATGTTAGAGAAAGCTTTCAAGAAGGAGGAACAGCCCAGAGGAGAGGACGAGGCAATCTTTAATTCTGTTAAGTCTCTATTAGATATAAACTGTGGTGAACAGGAGTGGAAATCAGAGGTTACATTCTCTGAACCGAAGCTTGGCTATGGTGGTATGGTAGATTTAATATCAGATGAATGGGCAATAGACTTTAAAACAAAAGAGTTTGGAGCTGACCATAAACAGTTAGCTTACGAATCTATGGCTTACCAACTGATGGCCTATGCTGTAACAGGAGTAGAGAAAAGTTATAGAGATACAGGAGAAGCTACTGTTAGAAGAATGGCTAATATATTTATTAGCTCTACGAACCCAGGACTATCCGTATTCCACGAATGGAAGAAGGAAGACTTTGAAAGGTACTGGGAAATTTTTAGTTCATCGTTAGCATTATGGAAAAATGTTAAGAAATACTGGCCGGAGAAACATAATGAAGGGAATTAATAAAGCTATCATATTAGGGTACGTTTGGAAGGAGCCCACAATTCGAGCTACTAAAAACGGAACAAAGATAGCAGAGGTAAACCTAGTAACTGAGTCTGGTTACGGGGAGTATAAGAAAGCTGATTGGCATAAGGTAATATTCTATGGCAAGCAAGCTGATGTTGTAGATTCTTATGTTAATAAAGGTACTAACTTATATGTAGAAGGATCAATTGATTATAGAAAGTATACAGGTAAGGATGGAATAGAAAAGTATACTACAGATATACAAGGTAAGATGTTACAAATGATTAATAGTCCTGATGCATATAAAGAGGTAGAGACTGCACCGGAATATAAGAAAGAAGTTACTACTGGTATGAAAGAGGCAATGGCAGACATATCTGACCAGGTAGTAGCCGATGACATACCATTCTAAAGGAGAATTGTTTGATGAGATTATGTATAAACTCGCAAGAGTAATATACAAAACAAGACTGGAAGGCTCGGAAGAAAGTATTCAATCATGGGAAGAAACATTCCTAAAGCATTCCGGTGTAACAGTAGATGAGTATATAAAATATGCTCAAGAAAATAACCTTAAAGAGAAATATATAAATGCTAGAAAAGTATGACAGGTATACACCTAAAGACCATGTTATAATAGAAGCTACTGAAGATAACTTCTCATTGCCACGCAGAGCTACTCAAATGGCAGTGGGATATGATCTATTTGCTACAGCAGACGAGGTTATAAGGCCGCTAGACAAGAAGCTTATAGGTACTGGAATAAAACTGAAGATGCCAGAAGGTATCGAAGGGCAGATAAGATCAAGGAGTGGCTTGGCTAATAAATATGGAGTGTTTGTTTTAAATTCTCCAGGAACAATAGACCCTGACTACAGAGGAGAGGTTAAAGTTTTGTTATGTAACATGGGTCATTTACCATTTGATATATCCGAAGGAGATAGAATAGCTCAGCTTGTATTTAGCAGATACGAAACACCATCTTTTAATCACACATCAGTCTCTCACTATGAAAGAGGAGAGAAGGGATTTGGTAGCACAGGCATTAGCAAGGAAGACATAACAGAATGAATGAATTTAATACAGAGCTAGGAGCAACAACCTTTAGAAATAAATATGCATCTAATACTTTTGAAACATGGAGAGATAGAGCGCATACTATTGTTAATGATGTCTGCGGAACACGCAATGGAAAGGATATGCCTATCATGTCTAAGGCTGATAGGGATTATCTTATTAAAGTTATAACAGAACTTAAGTTTTTACCAGGAGGTAGATATATCTACTACGCAGGTAGAGATGCAAGCTACTGGAACAACTGTTACCTACTAAGATTAATGGAGGACTCAAGAGAAGAATGGTCAGCCGTAACTCAAAGGGCCATGTCATGCTTGATGACAGGCGGTGGTATTGGTATAGATGTAAGCATTGCTCGCCCAAGTGGGAGGCCACTACGAAGGACAGGTGGCGTAGCTTCAGGACCACTGCCTCTACTAAGTGTTATAAACGAGGTGGGTCGCAATGTTATGCAAGGGGGATCGAGGCGATCAGCTATGTACGGTTCCCTAAACTGGCAACATGAAGACGCATTAGATTTTCTAAGGATTAAAAACTGGCACGATTTTAAGGTGCCTGGTACAGACCTATCCTTAGCAGAAGTTAAACGCAATGATTTTAACCACCCCGCACCACTTGATATGATGAACATCTCTTTAAATTATGACGATGAATTTCTTAAAGAGATACGAGAAGGTAGGATGCCTGATGTTTTTATAGAGAACTGCAAGCAAGCTATGATGACAGGAGAGCCAGGGTTCAGCTTTAACTTCGGAGAGAAACAAAACGAAACTCTGCGTAACGCCTGCACAGAAATAACATCGAGTGATGATTCTGACGTGTGTAATTTAGGAAGTATTAATATGGGACGCATAGAAAACATAGAAGAATTTAAGGATGTTGTTAACGTGGCTTCTAAATTCTTAGTATGCGGAACAATAAGAGCACACCTACCTTACGCCAAGGTTGAAGAAGTAAGGCAGAAGAATAGACGCCTGGGTCTAGGCTTAATGGGAATGCATGAATGGTTACTTAAGTCTGGTTATAAATATGAGATGAATGACGAGCTAAAGAAATGGCTTAAGATATATAGAGATGAATCTGAGAAGGCTGCTAACGAGCACTGTGATAGGTTCTTCCTAAGCAGGCCCAAAGGATACAGAGCCATAGCCCCGACAGGTAGCATCTCAATACTAGCTGGCACTACCTCTGGAGTGGAACCCATCTATGCTGTCGCTTATAAAAGGAGATACTTACAGGAAGGAACCAAATGGAAACATCAGTTTGTAGTAGACGGTGCAGCACAGAACCTTATAGACCAGGGTATTAAACCTACAGATATAGAATCAGCAATAGACTTAGCGGCTGATCCGGAAAGGAGAATAAAGTTTCAATATGAATTACAGAAGTATGTGGACCACGCTATTAGTTCTACTCTTAATCTTCCTCCTTATGGCTCCGAACTAAATAACGAGGAAACATTAGGAAAGTTTTCCAGTGTAGTAGCTAAGTATGCACATGGTCTTAGAGGTCTTACTCTCTACCCCGAAGGTAGTAGAGGAGGGCAACCAATAACCGCCTGTGATTATGAAGAAGCTCACTCAAAGAGAGGTGTTATCTATGAAGATAACAGCGATGAGCAATGCATGACAGGGATATGTGGGATATGACACAAAAACAAGAGTGGTGGAAATGGCATAAGTTAAACCCTCATGTATACGAATTGTTTAAAAGGTTTACATTTGAGGCTATCGACAAAGGCCACACTAGATTCTCACATTGGCTTGTAATGAATAGGATTAGGTGGGAAACATCTATTGATACAGTAGGAGATGAGTTCAAAATACGTAATGATTTCATAGCTTACTATGCAAGATTATTTATGCACGAATTTCCAGAACATGATAAAATTTTTGCAATCAAGAAAATGAAAGAAGATACTACACCATGAAAAAGAAAGAACCAAAAGACTTACTGATAATACCAGATTGCCATGCTGCTCCTGAGTATGACAACAAAAGATTCTCAGCACTTGGTAACTTTATAATAGAACAACAACCAGAAATAATAGTTTGCTTAGGAGACTTTGGAGACATGCCTAGCTTATCATCTTATGATAAAGGCACCAAAGGATTTGAAGGTAGACGATATAAGAAAGACATACTATCGGTTATAGATGCACAAGAAAAACTCTTTGCACCTATAAAGAAATTCAATGATGTGAAAAGAAAAAGAAAGGAGAAACAATACAAGCCCAAGATGCACATGTGTCTTGGCAATCATGAAGATAGAATAGAGCGAGCTGTCAACTCAGCACCGGAATTGGAAGGAGCTATAGGATTAGGCGACTTACAATATGAAAAGTTTGGATGGAAGGTAACTCCTTTTAAGAGCTGCCTATCCCTGGAGAATATAATCTTCTCCCATTACTTTACATCTGGCGTAGCAGGCAGACCAATAAGCTCAACCCACGTAGGGTTTCACTTAGTATCTAAACTGCACTGCTCAGCGGTGCAAGGACATTCGCACTTGTATAATCACGCAGAACAAACTAGACCAGACGGGCAGAAAATCTTCGGACTATCTGCAGGGTGCTACTCACATCCACACTACTCTGAAAGCTGGTGCAGAGACACAGAGTATAACTGGTGGAGAGGAGTGGTTTCATTAAAGGGATTAGATGGGGAAGGATATTATGACGAGATTAATTCTATAACCCAGCGCAAACTAACCAGGAGTTATCTATGAATGAATTAAAGGAGTGTCCATTCTGTTCTGGCAAAGCTAACATAGGGCCATTTCTTGTTGGCTGCCCTCCTTGTAAGATATCATTCCCGTTTAATCCTAGAAGCAAAGGAGCTATGAATGAAGCGATAAAGAAATGGAACAAAAGGGAGGCCGATGCTTAGAACAATGCTAGAGTTGTTACTCTGGTATGCCTCTTATATTATTATCTGTGGTTTTATTATGTACTTGTTTCTTGGTTGACTTAAGATGCGCCTCCGCAAGGGGGCGTATTTTTTTAACACACCCTCTAGGAAATGCATGAGTTGCAAACCACTCACCATGTTCATCTCTAGTGGAAGCAACTTTAATAGTATCCTTGTCCTTGTATACAAGATAACCATATGTATGCAAGTGAGGAGGATTAACCTCTTCAATCTTTTCCCACCCTGACGTTGCAAATATATCAACCCACTCTACCTCAACCAGTTTTGGATTCTTGATCTTCACTTGAACAACTTATCTATATCCTTAAGATTCTCTGCCCACTCAGTAGCCTCAAGATACTTCTTCATCCAAAGCTCCCTGTAAGAGTTCTGCAACTCCAACCTTCTTTCTATTGCATCTTTTGAATTTCCTGACACAGCTGGATCAGAAATCATCTGTTGAAATCTTCTGTTTAT